TTCTATTTCATAAATCGTTTTATTCATTTAGGCTGTGTCCAATCTCGCTGATTTGTCACTGTTGTATCGTCAGGGTATAAACTTAAGTATAATTTCTTATTGTGTTCAAAGTACTTACCACCTTGATTCTTTTGAATATTGTTATGAATCAACTCACAATCATTATTAATCATTATTCTTTTATTGTTAAAGTGAATGTTAATTCTGTTCATGTAATCAGTATCTTCATAACCACTTCCTATAAAACCTTCATTGTATCTGAGACTGTTTCTTCTTACCGCCAAACATGCTGTCGGGATTCTGTAATGTCCTTTATAAGTGCTAGGCAGTACATCGTGTGTTCCTGAATGCTGTACTTTGTTGTCTCCCATCATGTGACCCCTAGTACCGTCTGGATTCATTAACCTAGCAGACACAATAAGTATCATTTGGTTATGCATCATAGGTCTGATTAAATCCTCAACCCATCCCTCATAGAACCCTTCCATATCGTCATCCATCATTATATAGATGTCAGACTTAACTTCATTCAATCCTTTATTCCTGTTAGCACTTGCAGAGTCATCAAGTCCTGTGAAAATTAAATTATGCTCTTTAGAAATATTTTCTTCTATCTCTGATGTGTCAAAATCTTTGTTGTTCGTTACTAATATTATATCCATTTAATGCTGATATCCTTCTGATAATCCCTCACCTATGTGCTCAATATAAATTTTATCTACTGGATTAGCTCTTTTAAATCCTAATTCCAAATACCTTAAAGCATGTGCTCTATCCCACCTTCTAGATATGTTTGAGTGACCCTCATCTAATTCCCCAATTATTTCTAATGTTGGTATGTGATGGAGACCGGGATTCCAACTATATCCAAACCAATTAGTATCACAATCTAGTATACATGGTGAACGATGTTTTACTAATGGAGGCTCCATTACAGGATCATACTTATGAAGGTTGTACATTAAATTTCCTTCTCTTCCATACAGGACATTTCCCCTTTTATTTCTCAGTATTACATTTTTAATCCTCCTATCATCATTGGCTATATCAAATAAATTACCTATGAAAAACGGCACTAAAAACATCCAATCATCTTCACAATGAAAAAACCATTCAGTCTCCACCATGTCTATGATCTTATTCAGACTTACAGGTTGCCCTCTGCGATCTGCAGTATTCTGCACAATCTCAAATACTGGATAAAGTTCCTTGATTTCATCGAGTTCTTCTTGAGGACTTCCATCGTCTACAAGTATCCATCTAGTTATCAAATCTTTGTCCATGCACTTCTTCATAAAACTTTTCATTGTTTTTTTAAACATTTCAAGTCTTTTATAAGTAGTTATAGTGAATGTAACTTCAGGATACATATTTTTGAACTTTCTCCTCTAATACTTTTTTACTGTTCTGGAATCTAATTGAATTCTCATCCTTATCTTTGTAGTTCTCTGGTTTCCTAGATTCATGCCACAGGTGAAACCACATATCATATAATTCTTTTCTCTTTATTAAAATTTCTTTTTCTAACAGTTTGCTCTTGAATGAAATATCTGAATCCTCTCCACCCCATCCAGTGTACGACTCATCATAAAACTTCTCACCAAAACAATCTTTGAATATTTCTAATGTTTGCTTGGTAATAGTTATTTGTGAACAACCTTTGAAACTTGCTCCTTCTCCCCTGAAACACTTCTGCATATTCTCAACTATATACTCGGACTGTTCTTTAGGTAGTTTCTGCCCATAAGAAACAATGTAATCGTATCCTGCATGAAAAGCTATTTCTATTGTGCTGAAAAATTGATAACTGTAAATCATATCGATATCAAATACACAGAGCACATCAAAATCTTGCCTCATATCAGCTATTGCTATATTTAATAATTTAGCTTTATTAAATTCCTCATCTGTACCTCCTACTAAGAGATACTTAATGTCATGATCTTCTTTATAATGCTCTATCAGTATTTCTATATAACGTATAAAAGTTTTCTCATGATCATCTCTATTCTGATTAACTGCAATAACATTTATTTTAATGCGTACTCTCCTTGTAGCCAATTAACATCTCTAGGTCTAGGGTGTCCGTGAAAAACAACTGCATCAATTAACGGATGCACACCATCTTGGCAATTATGTTTGTATGAAGCCACATTTACATAATCATTTACAGATAATATTTCATTTGTCTTTAAGACTGTATCTGTAATGTACTCCTGATCCCATTTATCATATTTTTCAATTGTTTCTTTATTAATACCAGTTAACAGATGGCTAAAGTCTCCATTCCATCCCATTATAGAAGAATTGAATCTACGATCTTTATGGAATCCTTCCATCATATAAAAATGAGATTTCCCATTAGACCTAAAAGGTGAAAAGGTTACAGCTTTGAAAAAATCTGTTAATTCATATTTAAGTATTATATCTAAATCAAAATATATTACTTGTCCCTTCATTTTGAATACTTCTAATTTCGACCAGTAAGATTCTAGATCAGTTGTTAACGATTGTATATTGATTCCATACAAAGAAAATCTATCTATCTTGTCAGTAAAAACTGTAAATTTAAAATCAAAATTTACTATCCTATCTTTCAGATTCTCATGGAGCTTATCAACGTAGTCCCAATCAAAATCTCCTCCTGATTTNAAGCAGCATACTATTTGCAGCAAAGTTTTATAGCCTCCTCTAGTTCCATTTTTTCAAAACATTCTATCTTGCTCTCTAACGATGTGTTAATTATCCTGACTCTGAGTGAATCAGCATCTAATTTTATTTCTGCAAATGCTTGTAGCATTCGTTCATAAGGTGTGGTCGCTATCTGATTAGGTATCACATGTGCATTGTGCCAATTATCTGCACCATCTGCTTTTGCGAACATATCAAACCCAATCAAGACTATGTTTTTAGCACCTAAGTGTACAGCTAAATTAATAGCTGCAGCACCAGATGATTTATTCCATTTAATGATCTTGGGGTCTTTGTGAATCCCAAAACCATTTTCTCTATCCACAGTCTTTATCCAAGCGATTTTATTTTGTGGGTGACAACAAACTACTAAACCTGCAAAGTGAACAATTTTATCTTCATTCCAATCTAACCATCTAGTATCACCGTAGAAACAGATGTCAACCCAATCTCCTAATTCGAAAGCGTTGTTGACACCTATAACACGTTGATTATGAATACAAGCTAGATCATCAGAAATAGATTTCTTGATAACATCTTTTGTATCTTCATTCCATTGCAAACCAGTTTTGTTGAGACTTTCACCACCACCTATGATAAACACAGTAGAATTCGGCCACAACTTCTGAACAGTCCAACGATCAGCCATTAGCCCTCTGTGCTTTAATAAGCTTTTTGGCTTCTTCATGTGACAAGCATTCATCGTTGAGCTTATCACCTGTTTTTTCGCTGATCACATCGTACTGCTTATCCGCAACTTTCCTTATTACAAAACCATATACAGGTTCTTGTTTTACTTCTTGTTCTTGTATTAGAATAAACTTATCTCTAGCACTACCGAGTTCGCATTCTTCACATACAAGTAAATCACCACCTTTAAGTAATCTGTCATTAAGAACGGAGTCTTTCCCACCTCTCACAACAGCTTTCTTCCAGTAGTGTTTCTTTCCTTCTTTAACTTGAAACTTTGGCATTTTATTGTCCTTTTATTTATGGTTAAAATAAAGTATTAAAAAACAGATTGGTTACTGTGAGCAACTATGTCTTGACACGTTTGTTACTGTTCTGTTCTTCCCATGTTGCCCACCTACAATTTTCAGGTTCATAATTGCCATCATTATTTTCCCTGTCTAATGTTAATCCTTCCTTGTAGGTGGTTAATAAATCATCTTCAAAGGCTTGATAATCATTTTTCCATCTGCTGCAAACTTTGATACCTCTACCGCCATAGTTAGGATATGATCGGTGGTTTTTTCTGTAACACCTTTCCTTCATACCTCTCCAAGTACCGTAGAGTGGTCTTGTCTGGAGAAAAACATCTTTACTTGTCTTCTTTTTCTCAGGATTTCCAACATCCCATTTATTTTTCGTGTATGCTCTTGATAGTTTAGAGCATTCCTTAGAACAAGTCTTATGGAAACTGTTTTTAGCCTCAAACTCTGTACCACATACTGAGCAATTTCTTATGCCCAAATGTAAACTGCCAGTACGGGTAAGTCTCTCATAATGTTTTTGACACAATCCTTTAGCAAGGAATTTATTATCACAACCTTCTACTTTACAAACTTTCATTCTTATCTCCTATAGATAATTCCTAAAGAAAATATTTAAGAGCAATCAGTTAGGATACTGACTTTCAGAGATATCATCCTAGCTCTTAAATTTTACTCAGTCTTAACTGATGTGAACGATACCGCTTCTGTTAGCCTGAGTAGACCTAATCTGCGGAACCATGATTGTCATCACTTTAAAGTTCACTTGCATTCCACCTTCAGTTTCCCACTGTACTGTTGTAAGCGGAAGACCTTCAATCATTCTAACAACTGTGCTTTGCATAGAAACCATCACTATGTTATTCGCAGTCAAGAAATCAGAAACTTTAATACCTTGCAGTCCTTCAAGCTCAAGCAATCTACTTCTGATTGACCTTGGGTACTGAGTACTAAATTCGTCATCAAGAACTGACTCGTAAGCAGTTGGTATATAAAGCATAAACGGCCCGAAATGTCTATCATTAATCAGAGCCTGTTTCGCAGTAATAACATCTGTTAGAATCTCTTGTCCTGTTTTACCAGAAGCATCCCAGTTCTGTGAAAGCGTTTGAGTATTTCTATCAGGATGATCAGTGTATCCGTAAATGATACCTCCGTTTGATCCCATAGAGTATGTACTCAGACCGTTGAACAGAACACTTTCTGCTTTTTCAGCAACTTTTCTTGAAGCTTCTTCTGCCATTGAAAGGTCAAGTGGCTGACTAGCATTATGGTTTCTAGAAGCTTCGATTTCTCTAATACTGAAACCAAAATCTCTATGAATAATAGGCAAAGGTAGATAGTTCGTATCGAACTCTTGTCTATCTTTAGCACTTCTACTCACACCATCCATGTTAACTTCTGCATCATCAGTATCACTAGCATCCTGCCATTGTAGTACCGTACTTCCCAATCCACCACCAGTTCTAACAAGTCCTCTTTCGATAAGGTCATTAACTCCACCTAGTCTCCTGTGTGCTTCCTGTAGAACTACAGTGTCTATATCCTTCCATTCATCATATGTAAGGACAGCGTTTGTTCTTAAAGAAGATACATTCATGCCATTATGTAGAAGCTTTTCAGCAACTCCACCATAGCCTGTACCTGCGTTAATTACATCAATGTTTACATCCATCTTTTATCTCTCCCTAAATTAGATTATGATTGCGATTACTCTGCCTTTAGCAGTATTTGCAGAAGCTGACAAATCAACTGCAGCTTTTGCTACAGCAATAGGTTGTCCAGAAGCAAGTTTTATTAACTCACCATCTGTTGTTCCTGCTTCTAGTTCATCACCGATTACTACACTCTCTCCGTCTGAAAGCCATGCATATACTTCATCTCCGCTTCCGAAGATACCATACTGTACCTGTGCAGATACAGCATAGTCAGTTCCAATCTCATCACCAATTAGTGAGTTCTCTAATGCAAACATTCTAAGACAATTCACGGCTGCAGTTGCTTGTTTTGCAATTGTACCTGCTGTCAGAAATTCGCAAAGATGTCCCGGTGTGATAGCTGCTGCTGCAATCTTCTCACCTCTAACTGGATTTCCTTTAACTGTAATAGTTTTTGGAGCCATCTTTTGTTTTCCTCCTAAATTTAAAAATTATTATTTCTCTACTTTACTTCTTCTCTTGAATGAAACTTGATAGAGTCTGTACTGCAGGGATGCCTTTACCATTATCTTGTCTTTCACCTGCTTTAGGTACTTTGACAGTAGTGTCAGGGTCATTCCCTTCGTAAGAAACTGGCACGTTACCAAGAACAGCTAGTTCCTTTAGTTCTTTCAAGCTCTTTGCTTCCAGTGTTTCCTGAGAGAAAGGATTTCTAGAATTTGCAACTAATGCACTAACAGCTTTCGCTTTTTCTTCTTTGTACATTTGAGTTCCATTTTCTATAAACTCTCTATCCTCTGGAGCAGCGTTCTCAAGAAGTTCAGCATAAGTCATTTTAGTGTCTTCCACTTTTTTCTCCTCATTAACTGTAATTTCTTCTTTAACTTCCTTTACTTCTTCTTTGTTAGTTGTGACTGCTTCTTCTTTGCATTTACAGTCAACGAACTTAACTACGTTCTCGAACTTCTCTTCACTCATTGCAACGAGAGAATCCCTATCATCTTCATCATACGGAGTCTCGGCATTAGTAATAAGAGCTTCGACTAATTCTTTTCTTAGCATTACTGCCTCCTCAATTTTAGAATTTTTATTCACTTCAAGTGGAATAAATTCAACTTTTTCTCTTACTTCTTTCGGATCACCTTTGATCTTTAATTCGTCATTACTTGACTCCACCGAAAATTTCTGACTGAATAACTGAGTTCCATCTGCAGAAAGTTTCTCAAAAATAAAGTGGTCATCAAAAACCTCTCTTAAAAAATGCATCGTACCACTGGTGTCCATAGAATTAACTTGTTGAAGCAGAGCTTCTCTAAGTTTACTATGACTAAGTTCATTTACATAAAATCCTGCTTTCCTAAGTTCTTTTATATCTACTTTAATTTCTGTTTCACCCCCTTCTGGTTCAATTATTTTCTTTTCTTCTGTACCTGCTTGAACTAAATCAATAGCTCCTAATTTTACTCTGCAGGTATCGCATTCACCTTCATCTCTTATACCACATCCATCCATCATACTACAAGCACCTTCATCATTTGGTAACAATGCTAAATGATCTGGAACTATATCTAATACTGTTCCTGTAAATTTCTCACCATTCCAAGTACCTTCGATGTTATCTGTCTTACTGAAGAATCCTGTTGATACTTCGAGTTCCTCTCCTTGTTTTATTCTTACTAATGTTTCTGGTGATAACTGAGAAAGTTTCTCTGTGTTAATCCAACCTTCTCCTTTAAGCTTACCTCCTTCATAGAAAACATTTTCAAATGTTCCCACAGCCCACTGTTTCATGATAGTAGGATTTAAAGCTGAAACACTGTCTCCTCCTACTGTAGGATGGTTCAACGTAAGTGGTACACCATTCCAATCTCCTGCTGTACGTTGTATCTCACCTGATGAGTGAAGTACTGCTCCACCACTACCACTGTGCACACCTTCTACTAATGCAACTATAGGCACTACGATATGTGGGATACCATCTTTAATTTCTCTACGCATACTGAAATTCTCAACAGCAGCCACTAAACTATTAGAAATCATGTTCTCACTCCTCTTCCCTTCATATACTTGTGTACAAGCTACCCATCTATCTCTTTGCATAGGAAAATCCTTCATCATTTCAGGTTGCAGCATACATCTGTTAAAGAAAGTATCAAATGCCTCACCTGAATTAGGTGTGAGAGAATCAGTTGTGTCCGTACTTTCTTCCTCAGTAGATACTTCATCAGTGTCTATAACTATTGTAGCATCATCTGTTTCTACTGTAATGATAGTGTTTTCTATTTTATCCATCTTATTTTTCCTTGACTACTCTTTTATCAACTGATTTACCGACTAAGATAATACCAATAAGACCCATCACTCCTTCTAACACTCCTGCAGGAACTTCAATTCCATAGCCAACTACTATTGCAGTTACCAATGATGCAAGTCCTGTTAAAAAGGATTTTGACTTCCAAATACTTTTTCCCATTATTCAGCCACCTTTACTTTGTCAGTTGTCACATTTCCTACTTTTAAATCTGTCATAGTACATCCTACTACGCTCATTACTACAAAAACCAGTACTGCGACTAATATAACTATTTTCTTCATTTTAAATCCTTTCTAATTATGTCAATTCCTTCCAAGTAATTCCACCTTCTACCTTGGCATTTACTGCTGATAATGATTTTGCACAGAGAACAATAGTAGTGGGAGTCTTAGCTATGCTTGACCCTAATAATAAAGCATTTGTTATATCTCCAACACTTTCACCTGACGAGTTCTTACCAGAATCAGAGGAAACATACCCTGCATCTATTCTAACTCCATTAGTAATAGTATGGGCTGTTGCTCCTGTGAAAGTCTGTACTGCACTATTAGTCTCATCATTCCAAGTAGGAACTCCTGCAATTGTTGGGTCATACATCAATACCCACTCTATGTCATCACTTGCAGAAAATAATGCGACTGCTACTTTCAATATCTTAACTGTGTCATCTAAATGAGCACTTTTTAATCTTATACCTTTGATAGCATAGAGAGTACCAACTGAAGCACAAGTAACCTGAGTGCCATCTGTAGAAGCGTTTCTATCAACCCCTATCTCTTGTTGTCCTCCTTCACTGATAACAGTTCCACATATATGCTCCAAAGTAGAAGCTGCCCCTGTCCCATCATTCTCTATCTCATATCTAAGAGGAAGGTTTGGACTAGACATATATACACCAGACAACAGATTAGCATGGTGGAAGAAATGTACATAATAAGGAACACGATTAATAACAAAGCCCACTCCCACAGTACCAACTCCCAACCACTCAAAATCAATGAAACCTATTTGGGATTTATCAGTTGCATCTAAAGTTATCCCTGATGGATTCAATGAATTACTCACATGACCCAATCCATCTACATTCCAATTAGCCTGACTCACTACATTATCTACAACACTCCCTGTTGCCTTTGATCTTATACCTACTTGGATAGTTCCTTCATTATCCTTAAAGTAAATACCATTACTATCTTCAAAGTATCCCATGTAACGAGTGATACCTGTCCCTCCACCACTTAGTCCTAGAGTGCCTGTCAGGAATATTAATTGAGATTTTCCCGGTTGATAATTAAAACATCTAAATGTTTGCCTTACTCTCCTTCCTGCTGTATTGAGAGAGACTCCCATAGTTGTAGAAGCCTTGTTGACTGAATGAGTAGAAGTAGTTCCACTACCTCCTGCTATCTCTTGGTCATCCCATGATAAGGGAGAGCTGTCATGTAATTGCTTACTATCAAATATAGTAGTAGGTTGAGACATCCTCTGTCTTGCAAAGGCATCCACACTGAAAAAACCTGCAGCAGTACTTATGTATAAAGGTGCTGTTTGAGTACCTATCTGATCACCATTCTCATCAACAAGTACTGTTCCTTCTAATGGCTCACGATCATCACCTGCTAAAAATACTCTCTTGTTATGTTTCTGAGTACTTTCTCTTGATTTAGTTAGTGCCATTCATTTCCTCTTTTAATAGTTCTAATCGTGAAATTCTTTTTTCTAGTTTAGTACCGTCTCTTTTATAGAAGCGATTTTTGCCTGAACTACTGGCTGCCATCATACTGAATACGATAGCTGCTGTAACTCCCACACATGTAAAAATTATTCCTACATTTGCCCACAAACTTCTCTTCATCATGCCTGTGTTTTTCAGAGTAGTCTTTATTCTGTCCACTTCTATAACTAATCCTGCTTTACCATTGCCGTGAACTACTTCTTGTAATGCATCTTTGTCATCGCCACAATTCTCAATAAGTACTTTGTGAGTAGTTATCTCTGTGCTCATTCCATCAAGTTTATTATGAATCTTACCGAATTCTTTCTCTATTTTGTTGTATACCCTGTCTAAGTCATTTGACATTAAATTGCCTCCTCAAACAATTCAGGATGTTTTCCCACAAATAACTTCTTAGGGCAATCAGGATCAATGTCATGTGTCAGAAACATTCCTACTTCCAAGGCTAGAAAATTAACTGTGTTAACAAGATCATTGTAATCTTTCGTTTTCATACTAAAAGACTCTGAGAGTTCAGGGTCTCTTGTTTTTAAGAATTGAATCTTATGCCCCTTACTCATCATCACCCCCTGCTGCATCTTGTTTAGGATTGTTATCCTTGCCTGTAGGGTTATTCTTACTTGAAGGTTCGTTTAGCTTTGTTCTAGTTGCACCTTTAGTTTCATCAAGAACTTTCTTGATTAACTCTGCATCAAAGTCTAGGAACTCCCTCATGTAAATTTCAAATGGTAAGAAATCAAATGCATCTAGTGCATTGAAGTAAGTCGCTATAGCTTCTGAAAGGGTTTTCACTATTTCAGCTTTTTCCTTCTCAGAAGGTACAGCTATTGGTTTCCATTCAATACTATAAGACGCTTCCTTTAATATTCCAAATTTTTGAAGTCTTTGTATGAATGGATCAATTATGTTCGGGGATATAAAATTTATTCTTCTTTCTTCTAATCTCTTATTCCAAGCTGTTTCATCCTGAGAACTAGCTAATTCGCCTCTCTCACTACCTATCAGAATTCTCTTTGGAATACCTGTCGCACCTGAAATAAGTGATACATATATGTCTATGTGATTTGATGGATCAGCAACTTGCGGAGCTAGACTCTTTATGTCCATGCCTTGTAAGTTTACTGACCTTTGTAAATTATGAAAATACTTTTCTAGATCAGTTGCCATAGTTGCTTCTGTTAAAGAAGAATCTAGTACTGCATCTTTGTCAAGTATGAAAGCAAATCCCGGTAATGCTCCTCTCCAGAACATCTCAGCACTCCCACAGCTTACTAACTCTAAATTCTTTAACTGATTAAAAATAGCTTCTAGTCTTGGAGTACCATACACATCATCTTCAAGCAATCCTTCTGCTATGTGTATAATTCTAGACCAATGTACTAATCTAGTCTTTGTACTATTACTGTCTGTTGATACTGCAGTTGTTTGTATTTCATATAGTTCTGGTAATCCAAATCTCTCATCTGTAATATCACTTACAAATGTTTTGATTACTGCGTTTTCTTCTTTGTATGGTCTGAGATAAAGTAACTGTGTTGCCGTACCTACAGGTTGATCTAAAGAACGACCATCATCAAGTCCAAGTAAAAGTCCACTGTATCTACCTATACCACTAAGTTTATCTGCTCTTAGTAAGTAATTAAGAACTTTCTTTTCTCTATTTAATACATCCCACTGATCTTCGAACTCAGTTGTTTCATTCGAATCATTTTCGATAATCATAGGAGGGAGTCTCCATGACTCTGTGACTGGAGCTTCTACAACTCTCTTTGCTATGTCTCCTCTTTTGTATTGTTCCCAATAATGCTTAAATGTTAGAGAGCTTTCAAAACCTAATGCTTTGTAAATGTCTCTATCATCTGTATATGATTTTCCTGCTCTTTGTAAAAGATCACTCCTACCTACAATACCATTCATAGTTCTTAGGAAATCTTTTTTATTAAATGTTACTGTGTCAGCTTTTTTTGTCATTTCTTTTGTCCCCAAGTACCTGCTCTACCTTTTCCATTCAATAAATTAAATGCCCCACTAGAGCAATCTACGAAATCCTTTTTTAGTCCCATAGGGAATAATTCGTGTTGTTTTATAAAATCTGCATTCCATGCTCCTCTAAGTAAATAGACATTTCCTATTTCTATCTGAGTAGCATATGGTTCTGCTCTTGTAACTTTATCTTTTCCAACTTTATCTTTTCTAACAGAGAACCCTGCAAGATTTTTTACTGTTGCATCTGCTGATTCTAAACCACCCGATCCCGGTTCTTGCTCAATCCCTATTGTTGTTGCTCTGCCATCATTCATTGCTACATTTTTTATCATCTTCTCTCGTTTAGGAGCTTTCCATAAACCAGAAACTAAATGTTCCACAATGAAAGAATTATTTTTCATCTTGTGCATTTTACAACCACCAGTGAAAGCATTATTAGGATCATCAGTTCCACCTTTATCCCAATATCTTACAGTCCTCACTATCTCTGATGGAGGGATGCTGTCTACATAACTAAACTTATCTACTTCGAACATCCCACCACCTCTAGGTGATGGTCTTTGTTGTAACTGTCCTGCTATTGCATATTCTGAACCTAAATCAGATTCTAAAGTTGAAAGTGATTCTTCATCATAAAGATTCTTCCAGAGTGGTTCTCCCTCCTCTGTCCTTGGGTCTTCAAATCCAATAACGGTTACACATTTATTTTCTTTTTCAAATCTTGCAGGAAGAATTAAGTGAACTACATCCTCACCACTTTTCTCTAACCAGTGACCTGTTAAATCAGCTTCATGCAACCTTTGCATGTCAACAACTTTAACAACTGTTTTAGGGTTGTTACCTCTAGTGGACATCGATTCATCCCACCAACGTAACGTACCTTTTCTAACTGCTTCTGATTCTGCTTGTTTTACATTGTGAGGGTCATCACAATTATGGGTCAAAATACCATTGACGAAGTAATTGTGATTATCAGCTATTCTTATATTGTAAACTTTTCTTTTGCCTAGCTTACGTTTAATACATGTGACAGTACGTTTTTCCAAAAAGCTCTGTTCCCATTAGTTGTTGAATGACAACTATTACACAAGGCTATCAAATTATCTTCTAAATTGTTCGTCTTATCATAATCAATATGATGGACATCCAAATTCTTGTCATAATCATCTTCATGCAAACCACAAACTTGACAAGTAAAATCATCTCTTGTTCTTATTTTCTTCTTTAATCTTTTATTAAACTCAACAGGATGTCTACTAGAACCGTTTCCATCTACATAATTAGGATTGTCCTCACCTCTCATCTTTAAGCTGTGAGCTAGATCAGCACATTCTCTATCACAGTGTTTTCTTAAAGAAGCTTTATTAACTATAAACTCCTCATTACATATTAGACAATTCCTTAAATCCTTTGCTCTTAAAGCTAATAAATGGCCCTTACATTTTTGACTGCAAACTTTTGATTCTTTTTCACTTTGTTTGACAGTATATTCCTTTTCGCAGATAACACATTGTTTTTTAATCCTGCCACCATTCCAAGAAGGATTATTTTTGCCTCTTTGCCATATCCCTTGACATTTGTGATCACAGAAAACATTCTTAACTGCTCTATTCCTTTTAGAGTTTTCCCTCACAACATCTTTATCACAATTTGAGCATTTTCTGATTATTTTCATGTCATTTTCTCATACAGGACTACATCATCCTCTTCAAGTAATTCAGCTTTCTTATATCCTTGTCCTTCAACATAAATCAAATGATCTGGTGAACATTCTATTTTATGACTCTCATTGAAATATATTTCTATTATTTCCTCTACTTCTCGTTGTTCGTAAGCCTCTATTTCTTTATACTCAGTTTGCTCACTTTCATGATTATATGAAAGTATCTTTACAGGCATTTCACTTTCAACTATTTCTTTGATATCAACATAACCTATATCTGTAGTTATATAGTAACCTTCGGGAATACAAACTATAAAGTCTCCACCCTCACCTGTTACTAATCCACTTACAGATGTTGCAAGCCTGTAACCTGTTTTATCATTTTCGAAACGAGTCTTTTGGTTTTGATCACCAGTGAGATGGAATTTGTGACCCCATCTTTTCATATACCACTCAGAAGAAATTAATCTTCTACATTTCAAACTATCCCTAGTGGATAACTCTTGTGCGTATGAAGAAAACAACCATCTAGAAGAAGGATCATTAATCCACACCCAACAAGGCCAAAAAACAGAAATGGCAAGACTATTATGTGTTGGAATAAGTGTTTCACCAACTAAGTACAACCCATCTTCACTGTTTACTGTTATACAATTGCCTTGTTCTGGATTCTTACTTTTAGTAATTGATTTTATACCAATTTTTCTTCTTAAATGATTAGTTCTTAATCTTTTCTTTTTTCTTTTTAAAGCTAAAGGGATATCACATGTAGGATTAAAACCTATTTGGTAATGTGGCTTGTTGTCGCCATATTGTTCATATCCAGAAGATTTTGATTCACATATGTAGGGCTTCCATCCTAATGATTCTACTACTTCCAAAATATCGTCACGCAGTTTTTTATAGGATGTACATATTCTGACTCTTCCATCTTGTGCTACATGTCCATCAGTATCTATTAAACCTGCTATTAATTCCAGACGTTGTTCTCTAGAAGAATATCTATACTCACTTGGAATATGTTTATTATTATATAGATTAAGTCTTCTTATTGTCTGTATAATATTCTGTTTTGTAAAACAAGAACGAGTTGAATTACCATTTTGTCTAGCAGTCTTTGTTACTTTATATCCAACTGATTCTATTTTTCTAATATGTTCTGTATCATACAGATCATGAGTTATTATTGGTGCTGATGAAGTACCATCTCCCAACCAAGCACCTATAAAATAAGGATGCAATAACAATTTTTTTTCTTCAAATTCTATACAAGATATTTCTGGTAATTGAAAAACTGCCCTATTTGAAGACCATACTTTTCTATTTATAAGATCATTTGTTTCTCTTGTTTCCCATTTTCTTGTGCTTCTATTGTACACAGTCCAAAGGTGCTCACCATTACATTTTATCTTTTCGCCATTTGTTAACTCAACAACAATATCTGTTTCAAATTTTTCAGATATGCTTGTAACCACCACAGGTTCTCCTGATGGGCGGTATACATAATCTCCTACACGCAATTGTCCATGCGTTGTCCAACCTTTAGGAGTCAAAACAAAAGTTTCGTCAGCACATCCTTTCATATGTCTTGGGGGCATGTTAACGATAAGATTTCTTATCTCCCTCTTAGTTGCTGCTTCTAAATGTTCGCAAATCGCTTCTAAATGCCAACCTGATTGGAACACTGTTGTCGGTTCTAATATATGCCACGCTTTGCGAATGAAGTATAAAAGACTCTGTTCACATAGGGCAATTTCCACTATCTCACTTGATGGTATATCATTAACTAAGTTTTTTGGAATCTCGCTCAATTTTTCTTTCTGTTCATTAAAGAAATAGATATTTTTCTTTTAGTCTCTTTAGAATGCCCTATACCTTTATTCCAAGACGTTTTACCTTTTCTAGCATCTGATATTTTCTTTTTAGATTCTTCTGAGACTATTTTGCCTTTGTTGCCTAAACCAATTTTCTTTTTAACTTCCTCAGACGTTTTAATTCCTTTATTCCAAGGTGGAATGCCTTTTTTGGATTCAGCGTTTTTTTGAACCCTTGGATCATCTTTAGTCAGTCCTTTATTCCAAGCTACTCTTCCTTTTCCTGACTCCCCAATTTTCTTTTTAGTTTCATCAGAATGGTTTCTTCCAAGCATATTAGCAGTTGCATCTTTAGCTATATTAAAGAGTTTATTCGATGCTTCTTCAAAGAGAAAATCTAATAGTTCTTGCTCACAAGAAAGTGCTTCATTCGGAAGACACTCCTCAATAATCTTAAATTTAAAAGTATCTTTTCCATATTTATTAAAACTTCTCTGCAAAAAACTATTTCCATGATCCCCTCTACTGAGTGAACTGAAATGTTGGATTCTTCTTTTGTGTATATCTATACTACTGCCTAAATAAGTTCTATCATTTCCTGCACAATAAATTGCATATAGTCCACTATTGCTCATTAACCTACTACCTTCCGTATATTTTGACAAACTATTCTGAGTAAGCTTTTAAATGGTTTATTTTTAAATGTGACAATATTCCATCCATATTTATCTTTTAAATACCATACTTTATCTCTACCACTAATTTTACTTAAAGGAACTACTGCTTCGGGTCTATTATGCGGACCAAACATAGCTTGGGTTTCCTCTCCTGTTATTTCGCCATGCATTATATATTCTTCCCCTTAATAAACTCTAACAAACTAATTTCTGCCATTGCTATCTTAACAATTTCTGCAGAGGGCATTTCTTCAATTGTTTGATCTGGTAATATTAGGCTCAAGGTTCCTCTTCGTACTCATCTTCTTCTAATAATTCATCAATTGTAACTTTTGTTCTTTGTAGCCTGTAAGCATGCTTAAACTTCTCTAATCTTTTACTTATAAATTCTTCAATTGGATTTATCACAAAACCTTTGTCAGGAACTTTTTCTCCTGTGAAAAGTATTTGAGTAGCTATCTCAATTATATATTCTCTTTCTTCTACTTCTGGTTTTTTCTCTGCGTTTTCCATTATAAATCCAAGTTTTTACCTAATCTATGCTTATTTCCCTTCATACGTTTAGAAATTGCTTCTCTTTGTGCAACAGTCCTTTTACTTTGTGCTTTTGACATCTTTATTTTGGTTTCTTTAGAAACTTTTCTTCCTTTAAGCTCATTAAAGTGTGATGACTTTCTTCTGTCTATATTTGTACTGCTGCCTACATAACTTTTATTGTTGCCAGTACAGAATATTTCATATAATCCACTTTTAATTTTCATAAATCTTTCTCAGTTAAAGGTATTTCCAGTTCTTTTACTCTTTGTAGTGCATTTTCATGAAACTCAGCACTGTAAAATTTTAAAGGTTTCTGTGTTCCGTAAATACTCTTTTCACTAACGAAAACACACAAAACACACGATTTCTCATCAAATACACACTTTTTGCATTCTTTTCTCACCATTACAAGGGCATTCTAAAAAGTCTAGGGTTTTCACCATTGTAAACAACTCCACAACTCACTATTGGCTTGTGTGGGAAATCTTTGCCATAAGCAAAAGCTAATTCCTTATTATTTATACCGCATCCTACATTCATCCCGAAAATACAATCTCTAGGCGAAGCAGTAAACGCAATACCTGCGAAAGAGTGACAATGACCAATAACAGTACTAGCCCTATTACTAATTGCAGCATTAAGGTGAGCAAGTTTACCAGATAGACCTGTGCCATGCTGATAAATAACTTTATCAATTTCAAAATCAAAGGCATCTTCCCATTTATTTGGCAGATTCCATATTTCTCTGTACGGTCTGAAACATCTCTTCGGCAATCCTGCTGTCTTTCCCTTTCTATCAACTAAACAATCATGATTGCCTCTGGTCAGTTTTAATTCTGGAAAAGCTTTAAACCATTTTTGAAGCAGTTTATCAGTTTCTTCCATTTCCCTTGCAGGACTCCAGAGATCAGGGTCAGTTTCATGATAAGAAATGCTGTGATTATCAACAAGATCACCAATGTGTACAATTGTACCACACTTTTCTCTCTTTTTTACATCTAAGCAGAAATCCAAGTAACCTTCCTGTTCGAATGGTAGGTGTGTGTCTGCTATGACTAAAACATTCTTTGGATCATATTTAGCTTTAGCCATTGTTATGCTCCTCCTTATGATGTAACCTACAAAGTCCTTTAGAATACAAAATACTCACACAACCTTCTGTTTCACATATTCTCATCATTATCTCCTTAAGATAATCCTTGATAATTTTTAAGAGGCAGAGTGTCAAGGTAACACTTTTTCGGTAATTAACCTATCCTCTATTTATAATGTACTAAATATTACACTTTAAGGGGGTTAAAAGCCCTTAATGTGCTTAAAATTGCACCTTATCCTTCGTTTAGAATTTTGTCTAATTCAAGAAGCTTTTCCACACCAAGTTTCTTAGCGTTGTCTACGCTCAAATTAAGCTGAATCTGGTTAAGAATGTTGGTATCGCCCTTTTCTTTGAGTATTCCGAGGTTTTTACAGAGTAATTCAAGAGCTTTCAACTTATCATTAAACTTTAGAGTCTTTTGGTATCCAACAAATTCTCTCTCTTGTCCTTGCCCTTCAAATTTCTCTACAACTGTAATGGAACTGACTGCAGAGGCTTCTGCAATTGTCATTTCACTCATTAGTTTTAGAGAACCATCTTCATTAAAAAATGCTCTCGGATCAGCAAAACCTATCCTCATTAATTCTGATAAAACTTCTTCTTTTTTAAGGTCAACCTTTTTGGTCATTGCCTTAAGTTTCTTATCTATTGCAAATAATACTAATTTTTTATTTTTTATTTGTGAAGCTTTTTTCTGGAGTGTTAAATTACTTTCTTCTGGTTCGCCTCCTGCATCTAAATATGCTGTGCGATTATCCATAGATTTCACCCATTCTTCAACAAATCTAGCTTCGAAGGGTGAAAGTCCTGTTCTGGAGTCCTTTTTTTCCGTTTTTTGTAGTATATCAGAAATCCGTGGTAACTTGCGTTTTGCCAATTGACTGTTTTCTCTTTCTTGGTGCTCTTCTATTATTAGATTGTACTTTCTGATCTACGAATCTGACATTTCCCAAAAAATACCCTGCATCATTATCAATTCTGTCTATAGAAATATCTTCACCATATGTTTTTAAACCTTCTATGAATAAATGCCAAACGTCTGTTTCAAACTGACCATAATCATTTCGCCATTCCTCACAAACTTTAATTCCTCTCCCACCATAACCTCTATAAGGGGCACTGCTTGGATTATGACATCTTTGAATCATGCTGTCCCATCTTTTATATAAAGGCTTTTCTATTTTTTTCTTTGCTCTCCAAATCTTATTAGTTATTGCTTTTCTCTTTTTATTTTTGCTACCATAAATTTTAGCATTATGCAGCTTTTTTTCTCTATGTATTTGATATTGTTCCTTATCTTTACAATTTCTTGAGCAAAATCTCTGCCAATGTCTATTTTTTACATACTCAATTCCACAAACTACACATTTTTCTTTCATAATTACCTCCTATAGCAATTTTCCTAATAATACAAGGGGAAATTGGTTAGGATACCAACTTTTCAAGGAATTCACTCTATCCCCTCAGTTTTCTTTTCATATGTAATGATTACTTAATAACAATTATTATACATTCCATTATAACAAAAAACTTCATAAATGTCAAGAATTAACTTGACAAAGTGGAAGAATGTTAGTATAATGTATTATGTAATTAATATTCGAATAAGTCAGTGAAATCTTCGGTTCTCCATGCGTTGTCTCCCTGATTTTCCCAAACTTTACGCATTTTCTTTTTAGTTTTCTCTGAAATAATTTTTCCTTTGTGCACTTTAGAAATCTTAATCTTGGCTTCATCAGTATGTTTGTTACCTTTATTGCCAAGACTGATCTTCTTCTTAGTTTCATCTGTATGCCTTAATCCTAAAGTAGAACCTGCTGTTTTACAAATGTTGAATAAAGAATCTTTTTTGTAATAATCAAGGAATCTCTGTTCTTGAAAAATTAATTCTGTTGGTTCATAATAACATAAGATTTTAAATTCAAAATTATCTTTGCCATATTTAGTATAGGAATTTTGAAGATATGTATTTGGATGATTGCTTTTTTGGAGATTTGTGAAATGTTGTTTTTTTCGTCTTTCCAAATTCACAGCACTTCCTACATATCTTTTCTGAGTAGGCTTACAGATAATTTCATAGATACCACTTAAATGTTTTGTTTTCATAACACATTATGACAAAAAACTTCATAAATGTCAAGAATTAACTTGACAAAGTGGAAGAATGTTAGTATAATGTATTGCAGTGTAGTATACTATAATTTAAATACTATTTAGGAGTAATTGATGGACAGTATGAGAAGAGAGCACAATTTTAGAGGTCAGAGAATGGAAATGGCTTCGGTGTATATTCCTGCAGATCACTTAGAACAAGTGGATGCGATAGTGAATGAATCCGAGGAAGCAAACAGAAGTGTTATTATAAGAAAGGCGGTAAAGGAATATCTTGAAAGAGAAAGTGAAAAAAGAAAACCTTCCAAAGACTAATTGTAAAGATTGTCATGGACAGGGAAAGTTATTGAGGACTGCACCAATACCAAATGCTAATATTGGTTACAGAAAAAGAAATGGTGGTGAGCCAAAGAAGATGATAAGAATAGGTACTCCATGCCATTGCGTGAAACTTAGAAAAGTAAAGGAGAATTAATGGAAAATAATACCGATAAAGTATTCTCTCTAGAAGAAATTATGAGAGAAGGGGGATACAAAGATGAGCATCTTACTTTCTGCAATATGCTCCTAGAAGTTCTTGAATCAAGTGGGATGCATTTAGGACACACAACTATAGCAGAGTTACTTAACGTAGTTCACTACGCACACTTAATGACATTAGTGCATAATGAGATAATTGAAGTAGAGGACTTGGAGAACCCTGAGACTCCCACTGTTATGAGGTACTCAGCTACATTTGCAGAGAATATTATGAATACAGCAAGAGCTTACAAAAAGGAGAATAAATGACAAAAAAAGTTTTAATGAACATCATGGTGTGGGGTGAGAGTGGTACAGCCACTATGAATACTAATGGAGAGCTTATACATACCATGCGAGTGAGGAAGACTTATTACCTTTGGGGAATACCTTTTCTCAGAACAACTGACTATCTTAATGGAACACATGACGAACTAAAAGAAAGGAAAAGAACAGATGAACTTAGAGAATATAGAACCACTAGAGTTGGAGTTTCTACAGCATTCTAACTGGATAGAGAAGGAGTATAGTGAGGAAGCACTAGAGGATGCTCACCTAGCGTGGGAGTACCTAAAGAAACAGGATATCACATTGAGGAGTGTACTGACCACTCATTTACTTCTTATGAGAAGAATGGATAAATCTATAGCAGGAAAGATAAGAAATTGTGATGTCTGGATAGGTGGGGAGAAGAAAACATTTGTATCAGAAAAATTAATAAGTGATGATCTAGAAAGTTTATTCGATGCTATGGAGGCTTCTAAAAGATTATCAAACGAAAAGATGAAAATAGATTGTGCGGAAACTATGCACATAGATTTTGA